AAAGAACAGTTTTCCCTGCCTGCTGGTCGTGTCGATGTCCTGCGTCAAAGACTTCACGCCGATTCCCCTGTCTCCAAGGTCTTTCACGGTTTCGATCAGGTGAACAAGGGAACGGCCAAGTCGATCAAGCCGCCACAATATGAGCGTATCGCCGGATTGCAGGGTATTCAGGCAATCGTCAAGGGCTGGCCTGCTGGTCAGTGTGCCGCTTATCCCTTCATCGGTGAATATGCGGGTGCATCCTGCCGCCTCCAATGCTTCAATCTGCATCGCTGTATTCTGTTCGCCCGTCGAAACGCGGGCATAGCCGTAAACAGTCATAATAGTGGCCTTTCTTTTATGCGTGGGTTTTATGCTTATCCTCGGTCTAGTCTTATCAATGACTTAGCGAAGTCTATACATAGTCGCATAAAACTATCCTTTTATCCATGTTTATTCTCGCTTGGATTGTGGCCGCTCATTGGATCATGGCCGCGCTTCGGATGGAGCGGCAAACCATGAAGGCCCAATCGCTCATCAGTTCCCATAATTCGGGAGGCTGTCGAATCGCCAGATCAATCAGTTTGCTGGTGGTGACGGCGACTCAGGGCATACCCCCCCCTGGCGGCGCGGGCCACCCCCCTCCCCACAATCTCCAGAAAAAATCTCAAAAAAAAATCCCGAGAAACCTGACGCCTAAGTAGAAGAACCTCTTATCCAAACAACCTGGGACGGACATCATGGCACCGACGAAGAAGACCACCAAGGCTGCTGAGACGGAGAAGCGCCCGGTCGAGGAGTTCGATGGCCGGACGCCTGCGGAGGAGGGTGCGGTCAAGGCGCAGCCGGTGAGTAAAATGGATCACACCGTCACCGAGGACGAGGTGGACGCGGTTGCTGGCACGAACGGCCTGACGGCGAAGGGTGTGACGCGGGTTGAGAAGCCGGAACCGCCCGAGACGATTGCGGCTGCGGCGTCCCCCCGGTTGCCGGTGGACGAGGGGCAGGCTGAGGCGCAGCGGGTCGGGATTGTCGGCGGCGTCGAGAACGTGCGGCAGGCGGGCGATATGCTGGAGGAGGATGGGTCGCCAGCGCCGAGTGCGCCGCTCGATCCCCTGGCGGAACCGAAGGGGAACAAGAACCCGAAGTCGGTCAGTTCGGTGAACGAGGTCCGCGAGTTCCACAATCAGCGGCCTGGGCACAAGGCGAAGCAAAGCAAGCTGGAGGCCGAGGCGGCTGAGGCGACGAAGAAGGGGACGAACTTCAAGCAGGCGTTCGAGGGCGAGGTCAAGCGGTCGTTCTCCGGGGTGGACGTGCTGGTGCGCGATGACGAGCTGGTGATCGTCCCGAGGACGGCGGGTGCGGTGTCGAGGACTGTCCGGTACGGCGCACGGAAGCTGGACAACGCGAGTGATCGGCGCGGGATCATTGACGACATGCGGACGGTCCTGGGCGGCTGACGCGATCATGACGGAAGCGCCCAAAGACCAGCCTCTCATCAAGCGGTTCGTGCTGTTCTCGGGCAACGAGGATGCGCGGGGAGGCTGGGACGATTTCGGTGGGGACTACCTGACGCTGACCCAGGCGCGGGTGGCGTTCGCCAGGGGCACCCACGATTGGGCGCACGTTCTGGACTGCGAGTGTACGGAGGTCGTGGCCCGCTGGTACAAGGGGCCGAATGGGACGATCCACGAGGCCGACCGTCCGATGGCGAGGCCGTAGGCGATGGCGCTGCTGGACGAAATCCTGAAGAAGCTGGGGGCGTTGTCCCCGAAGGAGTATGCCGAGGTCGAGCGCGACGTGATGGCGGCGACCGGGCATATGTGCTGGATACCAACGCCGGGGCCACAGACATATGCCTATTTGTCTAAGGCGGACGAACTATTCTACGGAGGATCAGCCGGAGGTGGTAAGTCGAGCCTTGGCCTTGGCCTAGCACTAACGGCACATAGTAATAGTCTCATCCTCCGCCGTTTCAACAAGGATGCGAGGTCGCTGTCGGACGAGGTTGCGAACCTGATAGGATCGACCGAGGGCCGGAACAATCAGGTGCAGCAGTGGCGTCTCAAGGACAGGACGCTGGACTTCGGCGGGTGCCCGAACGAGGACGATAAGCAACGGTTCAAGGGCATCCCCCATGACTTGCTATTTTTCGATGAAATTTCGGATTTTCTTAAAAGTCAATATTTATTTATAAAAATCTGGAACCGCACGACCAAGCCTGGGCAGCGGTGCCGGATCGTCTGCACCGGCAATCCTCCGACAACGCCGGAAGGTCTGTGGGTGATCGAGTATTGGGCCGCGTGGCTCGATCCCCGTCACCCGAACCCGGCGAAGGAAGGCGAGCTGCGCTGGTACATCACGACCAAGGGCGGCGAGGACCGCGAGGTTGACGGGCCGGGGCCGCACAAGCTGGAGGACGACGAGGGTAACGTCGAAGAAATCAGAGCGAAGTCGAGGACGTTCATTCGGGCGCGGCTGTCGGACAACCCGTTCCTGATGAAGACCGACTATGCCGCCAACCTTGACGCGATGCCTGCGGAGCTGCGGGCAGCTTACCGCGATGGTCGGTTCGATCTGGCCCTGGAGGAGAACCCCAGGCAGGTGATCCCGACGAGCTGGGTGCTGGCGGCGCAGGAACGGTGGAAGAAAAACCCCCGGCCACCAGACCAGATACCGATGTGCGCGGTCGGCGTCGATCCTGCTGCTGGCGGCAAGGACGAAACCGTGATGGCTCCGCGCTATGACGGCTGGTACGCGCCGTTGATCGCGGTGCCTGGATCGAAGACACCGCTGGGGTCCGATGTCGCGGCGCTGGTCATATCGAAGCGGCGCGATCAGGCGCTCATCATCGTGGACATGGGCGGCGGCTACGGCGGCGGTGTCGCACAGACGATGCAGGAAAACGACATCGAGTACGTGGCCTACAAGGGGGCCGAGACGGCGACGGGCCGGACAAAGGATGGTCGGCTGGGCTTCGTGAACAAGCGGTCCCAGGCATATTGGCGGTTCCGCGAGGCGCTGGACCCGGATCAGCGCGAGGGTTCCCCGATCATGCTGCCGGACGATCCCCGGCTGCTGGCCGACCTTACGGCACCGACGTTCGAGGTTGGATCGCGTGGCATCGCGGTCGAGCCGAAGGAGGACGTGGTGTCTCGGCTGGGCCGCTCGCCGGATCGCGGGGACGCGGTGGTGATGAGCTGGAGCGCCGGTGCCGTGATGGCGACCCACGGTTCACAGTGGCGGTCGGGGAATGCTGTCGGGATGGTGGGCAATCGAAGCCGCCGCCCGAACCTGCAAGTGGTCGCCAACATGGGCTACGAGTCGAGGAGACGCCGGTAATGGGAAACCCGTTCAAGAAGCCGAAAGCGCCCAAGATGCCGGTGATCGAGACGCCGCCGCCTGCCCCGCTGCCGGAACCTGTCGCCCCTGTTCTTGAGGCCGACAACGAGACGCTGACCAAGGCGCGGAAGAAGAAGCTGGTGTCCGCGACACAGCGATCCGGTCGGGCAAGCACGATCCTGTCCACAGGCGAAGAAATGCTGGGTGGCTGAGTGGACGACAAAACCAAAGACCTGCTGACCCATGGCGACCACCTGTTCGAGAGGCGCATGTCGCTGCTGTCGCTCTGGCAGGAAATCGCGGAACAGTTTTATCCCGAAAGGGCTGATTATACCGTCTGCCGCTCGCTCGGGCACGAGTTCGCGGACCACCTGAGTACGTCGTATCCGCTGATGGTCCGGCGCGACCTGGGCAACACGTTCTCCTCCATGCTGCGCCCGACCGGCAGGCCGTGGTTCGCCATTCGGACCAACAGGCCGGAAACCGAGGACAATCAGGCGAGCCGGTGGCTGGAGTGGGCGAGCGGCACGATGCGCCGCGCGATGTACGACCGGGATGCCCAATTCATTCGGGCGACCAAGGAGGGGGACCACGACTTCGCGGCGTTCGGCCAGTGCGTCCTGTCGGTCGAACTGGACCGGCGGACCATGACGCTGCTGTACCGATGCTGGCACCTGCGCGACGTGGCCTGGGCGGAGGGCTACAACGGAGCGATCGACACGGTTCATCGCAAATGGAAGCCGACGATCCGCGATCAGGTCAACACCTTCCGCGACAAGCCGAGGGCGAAGCTGCACAGCCGCGTGACGGAGCTGCTGGACAAGGAGCCGTACCGGCAGACCGAGTACCGGCACATCGTCATGCCAGCGCGGGACTGGTACGGATCGGACAAGGTGCGCCAGCCGTGGGTCGGCATCTACCTCGACGTGGAGAACCAGCACGTTGTCGAAGAAACCCCGATGTGGAACCGCTATTACATCGTTCCCCGGTGGCTCACGGTTTCCGGTTATCAGTACGCGCACAGTCCGGCCACGGTCATTGCCCTGCCGGAAGCACGAACGCTCCAGGCGATCAGCCTCACGCTGCTGGAGGCGGGAGAGAAGGCAGCGAACCCGCCGCTCATTGCGACACAGAACGCGGTTCGCTCGGACGTGAGCCTGTTCGCGGGCGGCATCACATGGGTTTCCGAGGAGTATGACGAGCGGCTGGGCGAGGTTCTGCGACCCGTCTCCCAGAACTATCAGGGCTTGCCTCTCGGGATGGAAATGGCCGACCGGGCTAAGGACATGCTGGCGCAGGCGTTCTTCCTGAACAAGATCAGCCTGCCGCCGATGCAGGGCGAAATGACCGCCACCGAAGTCATGCAGCGGGTGCAGCAGTATGTCCGCGAGGCGCTGCCCCTGTTCGAGCCGCTTGAGACTGAGTACAACGGCGCGATCTGCGAGGAGACATTCGACATTCTGGTGCGCGGCGGCGCGTTCGGCCCGCCGGACGACATGCCTCCCCAGCTCCGGGGAGCCGATGTCCAGTTCCAGTTCGAGAACCCGTTGCAGCAGACAGAGGACAGCCTGAAGGGTCAGCAGTTCGCGGAGGCGAAGCAAATGCTGGCGCTGGCGGTCGATCTGGACCCAGGCGCGGCGAACATGCTCCGCACGCGGGATGCGCTGCGCGATGCCTGGAAGGGTCGCGGCATCCCGTCGATCTGGATTGCCTCCGAGGAGGAGGTCGCGGAGAAGGACGAGGAAGCACAGGCCGAGGCCGAGGCCCAGAAGATGATGGGCATGATGGGCCAGGGAGCCGCCGTGGCGGAACAGCTTGGCAAGGCGGGCCAGTCCCTCGTCGGAATGCAGCAGGGCGTGACCGGCGCGGAAGGGGCTGGCTAATCCATGGCGGCACAGACACCGCGAGCGCCGAAAATCCCTCCCGCTTTCCAGCCTCCCAAGTGGGAGGTCGAAGACCTTGGCGCGTTGCGGGCGCTGGAGCGCGGGGATGCCCTGCCTCACCAGCAGATACGGGCGCTGAAGTTCATAGTCGAGGGGCTGGCGATGACGTTCCAGCAGTCCTACCGCCCCGGCGGGCTGGAGGGCGATCGGGAAACCGCGTTCGCTGAAGGCCGTCGGTTCGTGGGAACACAGATTGTTGGCCTCCTCACCATCGACCCCAATCTCATCAAGGAAAGCGAAGACAGATGACCGGCCCTGCACCGACCGCGCCGACCACCACGCCTGCGGACACGACCACCACGACTCCCGCGACGACACCATCGACACCCCCGGCGGCGACACAGCCAGCAGCGGACCCGGCGGGCGGCATTCTGTCCGAAGACCCCGGCACCCCGCCAGCGGCCACTCCGCCAGCAGCTCCCGTTCCACCGGCAGCGGACCCGAAGGCCGACACGAAGAAGCCTGCGGCCAAGGCTGCGGACCCGGCGACGGCGAAGAAGGCCGACGCCGTGCTGGACGCTGGCGAGGAGGAGGAGGACACCCAGACCGGCGACTGGCCGGATGACTGGCGCGAGAAGTATGCGGGCGACGACGAGAAGAAGCTGGCGGCGCTGAAGCGGTATGCCGATCCGAAGTCGGCGCTCGACGCGCTGATGTCGGCACAGGCCAGGATCAAGGCGGGCGGGCTGGCGAAGCCTCTGCCCAAGGACGCCACGCCGGAACAGATCAAGGAATGGCGCGAACACAACGGCATCCCCGAGAAGCCGGAAGATTACAAGATCGAGCTGGGCGAGGGATTCGTCCTGGGCGACGACGACAAGCCGTACATCGACAAGGTGCTGGCGGCGGCGCACGCCAACAACGCCTCCCCGGCGGCGGTCAACGCCATCGTCCAGAGCTATCTGGAACAGATGCAGGCCGACGTGGCGGAGCGGGTGACTGCCGACCGCGAGTACAACGGCAAGACGATCGAGACGCTGCGGGCGGATTGGGGCGGAGACTTCGACGCCAACAAGAACACCATCGTCGCGTTCCTCGACGCGGCCCCGCCCGAGGTCAAGGCGTCGATCCTGTCGGCCCGCGATGGCGAAGGCAATCTGCTCCGCAACAACGCCGACTTCCTGAAGTTCATCGTCGGGCGCGAGCTGGAATACAACCCCGCCGCCACCATCGTTGCCGGGTCTGGCCGCGATCATCTGTCCGGCGTGCAGGACGAAATCGCGGTGATCGAGAAGAGGATGCGCGAGGACCGCCCCGGCTACAACAAGGACGGCAAGATGCAGGAACGCTACATGCAACTGCTGACGGCCCGAGAGAAAATCCAGTCGCGCGGGCAGTGAGGACGAAAACCTACCTCATTCGTGCTTGACAAGCACGGCGAAGTATTGACGACATACCGGCCACAGTGTTACGAATAAGACAACAGCCATTGAGGTCAGGCCACCCCGTTCACAACGGCCCCTGATGGTCAAGGCAAAACCCCGCCCTACAGCGAGGCCCCAGCCAAGCGGAAGGCAGGCCCCGGTTCGCCGGACAACCCTGCCGATCCGCCCACGGTCGGACACCCCGTCGCCAAGGACACCTGCTCATGATGTTCTTATCGACGGAAATCCGCGATGCCCGATACCGCATTTCAGACCATGTACCGGCAGGAGTTCATTGCCGGGTACGAACAGCACCAGTCAGTCGTCCGCAAGACAGTCACCAACGAAGCGCAGGTCAAGGGCAATCAGGCCACCTTCCTCGTTGCCGACAGCGGCGGCGCTACCGCCGTCACTCGTGGCGTCAACGGCCTGATCCCGGCCCGCTCCGACAATCTGGCGCAGAAGACGGCCACCCTCTACGAGTGGCACGATCTGGTCCGCCGGACGGACTTCAATATCTTCGCCTCTCAGGGCGACGGTCGCGCCATCATGCAGAAGACGACGCAGAGCGTCATCAACCGCAAGATCGACCAGGACATCATCGCGCTCCTCGGCACGGCCACCCAGGACACCGGCACCGCCTCGACCGGCTCGCTCGGCCTCGCCATGTACGGCAAGGTGATCCTCGGCAACAACGAGGTGCCGCTGGACAATCAGGTGTTCGCCCTCATCACGCCCGCCTTCGAGGCGTACCTGATGCAGACCAAGGAGTTCGCTTCCGCCGACTACGTGAACCGCAAGCCGCTGGACGCGGCACCAAGCGGCGAAACCTTCACGCAATTCGTGTGGGCTGGCGTCAACTGGATCGTCCACCCCAACCTTCCCGGCAAGGGCACCAACGCCGAAAAGTGCTTCATGTACCATCGGGGCGCGATCGGCCACGCCATGAACGTCGCCGGGCTGCAAACCCCCGTCGGCTACGATCAGGAACAAGCCTATTCGTGGGCGCGGGCCTCGGTCGATATGGGCGGCGTCGTCCTTCAGAGCAACGGCGTGGTGGTCCTGAACCACGACGGCTCCGCGTTCGCACCGCAGTAATCGGAGGAGAACCGAACCATGGCATATTCGACTTCCAACCCCCCGGTCTGCACGGTGCCGTCGCTCAACGACCAGTCGCCGTCGATCTGGATGTACCGCTCCGCCGACGCCTCAACCGTAGTGGACAACGCCAGCTACTTCACCAACGGAGGCAATCTGGGCATGAAGGTGGACGACGTGATTTTCGTCGTCTGCACCGCCACGACGCCGCACACCACGACCTCGCACACCGTCGAATCCCGCTCGACCACCTATCCCTATCCGGTGGACCTGACGACCGGCGTAACCCTGTCCAGCACCGACACCGACTAAACCACGACCCGTCCAGGGCGCTTTGGTCGGTGGCCCTTGGACGGACGGTCTGTCGGACAGTCTGGAGCGGACGGCCCCTGGCGGACAACCGCCGGGGGTTCTCCCTGCTTGAACGAAAGGCCGACACATGACCGCAGCTCTGACAGCACCGCCCCGCCGCACCAATCGCAAACTCAATCCTCCCCGGATCAAGCTGGCGGAATACGCCCGCAACATCCACCAGATCACGCCCGAATTGGGCACGACGCTGGACGACATCCTGGCCCCGGAATATTGGGCGCATGTCGGTTTCAACCTGAAGGCCCGCGACCGGATCGAAGTCGAAACCGAGGACATGACGTGGTTCGCGGAGCTGTACGTCATCAAGGCGCAGCGACTACCCGGAACCGCATTCACCGCCTCCGTCAGGCTGATGCGCTACGTCGATCTGACCGGCGAGGCCGAACTGAAGCGGCTGATGGGTGTGGTCGAAGAAGCACCGGCGATCCCCCTGGCCGACGCTGGCAATGCCGAGTTCGAGATTGCCTGGAAGGGTCCGGCCAAGAAGTTCGTCATCATCCGGCGGTCGGACAAGGTGGTGATGCGGGACGGCATCGCCTCCAAGGTCGAAGCACAGGCGATCATCGACACCGACCTCCCCGCGATCTGAGGAGAGGGACATGCCGACTGACCGTCTCAGCCTCTACAACGGGGCGCTTCGCCATATCGGCTCCCGCGAGCTGGCGAGCCTGACCGAAAACCGCGAGTCCCGGCGCGTGCTGGATGGGGTCTGGAGCGCAAGCCTCATCCGGTCCCTGCTTGAAGCGGGGCTGTGGAACTTCGCCACCCGCACCGTCATGCTCGAATACACCGGCTCGATCGCGCCGGGGTTCGGCTACCAGCGGGCCTACCAGCAGCCGGAAGATTTCGTCCGCACGGTCGCGGTCGGATCGGAAGGGACGTTCAACAATCCCCTCCTCCAGTATGCCGACGAGAACGGCTACTGGTATGCCGATCTGGATAATGTCTTCGTCAAATACGTGTCGGACGCCGACGACTACGGCTCCGACCTGTCCCGCTGGCCCGAGAGTTTCACGCAATGGGCGGAGGTGTTTATCGCTTGGAAGGTCGCCAAGCGGCTGACCGGCTCCGACAACACGGCGATGGACATGCTGGCGATCCAGCAGAAGCTCCTTGTCACCGCCAAGTCGCGGGACGCGATGGCCGACGCCACCGTGTTCCTGCCGCCGGGAAGCTGGGCAACGTCGCGCGGGAGCAGGATGAACGGGCGGCGCGACCTCGGCAACAGGGGGCGTCTCATTGGCTAGGAGACGGGCAGATCAGGCCAATGCGGCGGCAACGCTGCTGGCGTTCAACCGGGGGCTAATCTCCCCCCTGGCGCTGGCCCGCGTCGATCTGGCCCGCACCGGCTTGTCGGCGGAAGTCCAGACCAACTTCATGCCGCGAACCCTCGGCTCCATGATGCTGCGGCCTGGGCTGAGATACCTCGGCTCCAGCCGCAACAACGCCGCCGCCATCTACCTGCCGTTCGTGTTCGCCACAAAC